CACTGATTCTAAAACCAGAAGATTTGATATTGTATCCATTTACATTTTTAATATGAAATCTATTACCAAAACAAATCTCATATTCTGCAAAAGTGTTTAGAGATGCTCTCAAATCTCTTCGCATTATGATATTTGTTATATTTGATGTAATAGACTCGTGACTCTCATCAATAATTTTTAAAAATTTGCTATATTTAAATCTAGCCCCAAATTTGTTTAACTCAGTAGAATCTGCATAAGAATTGATATTTGAAGAGATAATACTCTTTACAAAATTTGCAGATGGAGCCAAATTTGTATTATAGTATACATTTGCAGTTGCTTCTATAAAAAGATATTTTAGATCTATAATTTCTGGTATAATCCCCGCTACTGCATATTGTCTAAGTTCTCTTTTTATATTATCTTTAATTAAATTCGAAAGATATCTATCATTATATGGTTTAATACTAATAAAAACTTTTCCAAATTGTGGTGGAGTAAGTTCTTCTCCACCATAAACTGATACAGATTCTGTCTCTGGATATATCGTTGGAATTAGTGCTTCATAATCAGTTGCGGTTACCGCCCTATTTCTAGATGCATATATTCTAGTCGAATATTTCTTTACTGACTCTACTGATTCTATTTCTGATCCTAGACTGGATGCTTCTGTTGTTGTAATCAGAGATAATCCTGATGTTATAATTCTATCATTTTGATCCAGAATAGTTCCACTAAAGAAGAAAGATGATAAATTATTAGCACTTGAACCATTTGATACAATGTAACTTACAGTAATGTAATTTGGTTCTTCTAATTTCTTACCAAAAATACCATCACCAAATATTAACTCATATCTTTCGTCTTCTACTTCCTGTATAAAGAAAACGGCAGATTCGGAGTTTATATCAAATAAACTATTTGCAAGAGTATATTTTCTAGAAACTGTTGAAAGTTCACTAGGTCTTACTGAAACCGATAATGTTCTTGTATCTGCTCCAACGTTATCTAAAATAAATCTTTGATTTGGTTCAAATGAATTTACTGTAAAATTCTGAGAGATTTGAGTCCCCTCATAGATTTCAACATCATTAAATTCGGCAATATTGTTTGTTACTGGAACTGTAATATCGGATGGTATAACAAAAGAATAACTCTCATCACCAAAAGAACGAGTTGTGCATACAACTCCACTCTTTAAGGTTAATTGAGTTGGAATATTACTAAAACTGCTTGTATCGACGAAAAATGAGATTTTTGCCCTTGCAGATCTTCTAGACCTTGGAACATATCCAATATTTCTTGCAAGAGAAACAACATTTTCTCTTAGTGTGGCACTATCAATGAATACCTCATTCGCAACCATGTTTGCGTTATATGAGGTAATGTAAGTATTATAAGCAAGTACATCGATAATTACCGATAGATTCGATCCTTCGAAATCATAATCGGTAAAGTTTGAATTTGATCTAAGGTAATCCTTGATCGATGTCTTAATTTGATCGAAATCTAAATTAGCGAAATTTACTAATGTCATTAGCGTGTTGGTTGTAATGCAAATGATAATTGTTGAGGTAATACATCAATTCCAACAATTTCATATCTGACGGTTACATTAAATTCCCCATTGTCATAGTCTGGAGAGACATCTACTGATAGTAAATTGACTCTTGGCTCAAAATTATTGATTGTAGTCGTAATTTCTTCTTGAATTGCAGATGCTGTAATTTCATCAACATTCTCAAATAGCAGTCTGCTTACTTTTGAACCAAGAATTGGATTAAAAAACCTTTCTCCTTGATCAGTCAGAACAAGATTACGGACTGAACGGGCAATTGCAGTCTCATTTTTAATCGCAATCAAATCATAGGTCAATGGATTGACCTGAAATGATGCGCTGATGTCTTTGAAACCTTTACTTACCCGTTCTACAGGCATGGAAAATTATAAATCTAACTTATTTATCACCCAAAAATAGGTTCTGTACCATATTCCCAGTCATCATAATCCTCATCATTGCGAATTTTTGCATGTAATTCACTTTGAATCGTAAAATCATGCTTTTTTGGTGTCAAATCATCATTAGCAATCTCACGAAGCATCTTCTGCTTCTCAATTTTCTCTTCCCAACCATACTCTGATGCTAAAAATTCAGTCCCCCAGTGATCTTTCATGAAATTTTCATCCTTATCGACTTTTTTGGTCATTTTTTTGCTCCTGATTTGTTAGATCAGAACTTTTTACGGGGTTGCTATCCCGTTTATCAATATAAAATCCTTCTCTTAAGTAGTCTTTATCCTCCACAAAGATAAAATTCTCTTTTTCTTCTATTTCTTCCCCAACCCAGACTGGAATAGCAATAGAATTTCCATATCTAAAGTCAGGATTTCTTCTGAAATGCACTTCTATGAGTTTATTATCAACAAATTCGCAATTTATCCACTCATAATCACCTTTTAAGTCATTTAATATTTCAGGAAACTCTACTTCTCTATCTATCTTATACCACTTCTTCCACTTGTAGAAAGGAGCTTCTAGTCCTTTCTCTCCAATTACAACTAGTGAAGACTTTTTATGGTGAAAATCAACACTCATGTGTTCACCCTTGAAAATTTCACACCAAAATTCTGCAGGGTGAAAGTGTTCAGTATTATCTTCTATCGGTACTATACGCGAAAATCGCCCCATCCCAAGTATATTAATACTTGGCCGGACGATATAATTACCTGGATATGGAACAGACACCCCTGTAGGTCCACAGAGGTGTCTTAGACGAGTATTTAAAATTAACTTGTTATATACCCATAAGTCTTCTACATGAATCGATTTCCATTCATCATTGGAATCGAAGTTATACATGTATCAACTTACTGAACTATTAGTATTTAACCTTTACCTTGACCACGATAACGCTTCTTACGACCATTACGAGATGTTGCACTCAGCAGTGTACGAGCAGAGCGTCCTTGACGAGTTTTCTTAGGGTTTCCGGGTTGGAATACATTACCTTTCAGTGCCATTTAGATTTCCTCCATTTCAATTAAAGTTGGATCAAAGTCTTCATCCGAGTAAAAACGCTCAGAGAGTTCTTGAATAACCTCAGTACATTCTTCTGCACTGAGGTCTTTATAGATTTTACGTCCTTTGTAAAGTACGTTGTATTGTTTCATCAGATAATACGAGTTTTCTCATGACCCACTCTGATACGAGGATCGCACCAGATCTCATAACCCTTCTCAATCGCATCGAGACAGAATGATACGTCTTCTCCACACATATCCTGAACTGCGCCAGATTCAAATACTTGCATCTTCGGAGCAAACCAAGGATATTCAAGGTTTTCAAAGACTCCATTCTTAATGAGCACCCATCCAAAACCTGTGTAGTCTACAGTGAATGGCTTCTTACGCTTGCTGATTGATTCCACAGTTTCGTGGTTCATGACTCCACCATTCTTACGGAAATCATCTTCTTCTAACCAGTGTGCTACTGAGGTTGTGTGACCATCTTCAGTTGCATACCATCCAGCACTGATAGGACGCTCCTCACCTTCTGCAGGAAATGCAACGTCACACAATTGCCAGAACTTTTCTGTGGTAAACACAATATCACTATCAATCCAGAGTTGATAATCATACTGAAGTTTTCCATCCCAAGGTACTTGCTTTGGCCCACGAAGTACATTTGCACCAAGTACTTTGCATCGTGCAAAGTTAACCATTGATGAATAATCTTGAGAAATCTGAATACTCATACCATTCTGTACCATATCAAAGCACAGTTGTACAAAGTTCTTCAGAAAGATAAAAGAACATCCACGACCAGGAAGACAAAATACAATTGTCTTACCTTTCATTCGTTCTTTAATTGCATCATAATCCCACTCTGCTTCTGTCTTTTTTGTAGGAGCAGCAGCTTTAACAGTAAATCCTTTTGCCATAAGAGAAATAAACCTTCAGTTCAAATTTTAACAGTGTATATATGATTTGTCAATGTGAAGAATTCAATATTGATTCCTTGTTAATCGTTAATTCTTCATATGTCAAATCCTCAACACTATAATCAGTCTTCATTAGACCAACCATATTATTGAGTGTGTCCCATGTCGTTAAGAATTCTTCTTCTTTCACTGAATGAAATAAACATCTATCCTTTGCATATATGTGATAAACCTTTTCCATATGAAAAATATCTCCGGAAATTTTTTTAATAAAAATTAATTTACTAACGCATTATATATCAGTACAATCAAAAATCCAAGTGGTATTAGCACTACCTTACTCATCGTCTTTGGATATCTGATTATCCAACCTGCGAGTATCACTCTCCAGAAATTCCAATATGGAGTAGATCTTCTCATTTTTTCTTCTTCCGTTTCCTTGCAGCATTCTTTTGGGCGCAGGTTCTTGCAGATCCCTTTGATTTGTTCTTATTGTGGCGACTCTTGCCATTTTTATGAATCCATCCAAACACTGCGAAATACCTCCGGAAAAATTTTATGAGATTGATAGTTGTCGGTCGATTTGTCACCTCTGTAGGTTAAGGTAGTTATCGATTTTTATAACGCATCGCGGCGCGACGATATAAACAACGCGCCATAATAACTGCCGAATACTGCACGCATAAAGTCTAACATATGCGTGCCTCACAGTCAAGCAAGGCACGCACAGTTACTATCGCTAACGCTCTGTCTACGACATCAGAACTCGATCACATCTGCAGTCGGTTGAGTATAAGCAATTGCCTCCTGATTGTCAGCGGTCAGAGTATCAAGGATCTGAAGGATTTCAGTGCCAGTGTTACCTTGAGCCAGCAGAGAGATGAGAACTTGCTTGGACATAATAAAGAAGAAAAGTGTTGTGAACTGTCAATGCCTAGTTTATACTCATGCGACAGGAGTAAGGTATATCAGGCAGCGATATCTTCAGGAAGAAGGTTAATCACTGCATCCACACCAGCGATATGCAAACTGGTGACAAATTGATAGGCAGACTGATAACTAGGAAACTCTACAGTACGCTCTACTTTGTCCTGTACGTTAGTGAAGGTGACGGTGCGTGATTGAGTCATTTGAGTGTTAGTAACTGTGTGTGTCTTATGTGTAACTAACTCAGTCCTTGAGTTCTTGAATCATTTCGTCGAGTTCCAAAGTGTTAATCTTTGCCGAACTCCACTTAACATCATCAGGAGTAGCTTTGGAATTGAAACCACATGCTTCCAGTGCATCTACGAAGTCCTGATAATCATCACACTGCAGAGCAATGTCATAATAACCTTCGTCATTCTGAATCCAGAGACTTACATTCCAGGTCTCATAATTCGTCCAACCGTTATACTGAGTGTCGGTCAGATTTGCTTGGTAAGTGGTAGGCATCGGTTGAAGAGTTAGTGTTAGTTAAGAGTGAAAGATTCAGTCCATCCAGCGACCATTAATGAACTCCTCAACTACACACTTAAGAGACCGTTCAGTAAGGATAACTTGCTGGAACATACTTGCAAACAAGCGAGTAGGAAACTCTCCAGCAACTTCGAAACCATCATAGGTAGGAATTACAACTCGGAAAGTGTTAGTCATTTGTGAAGAGTTAGTGTTGCTCATACTACTGGTACACTTTCGGGGGCCCAATATCAGTTACTCACAGTCTCTAGGATGTCATCAAGGACTGCAGATATTGCCTCCACACTGTCACGATCGTTCTCCTCTAACTGTTGCATAACGTCT